TCTCTTGTAAAATTCGGGCACCATCTGGAATGGGTGAATACGTGAAAGAAGGTTCTTTGTAAAGCCTAAATTCACCACTCAAGTCGGCCGCTGCGGCCGCCCGGAAGTAATCCGGATCTAAATTAAATTGTGGATGTTTCTGAGAATATGACGCGTTTCCCAGTATATTTACATGTTTAAAGAGATTTGAGTACACATGAAGTTGTGGGCGCCACTCGGGGTAGTACCCAGGTGCGCACAACTTCAGTCCACGTTCTTTAGCAAATGCGTACGCGGCATTGTGCTGAAATATGAGATTTCCAAGACCCCCACAAGGAACAAAGGAAAGGCTCATTATATTTAAAAATAATTAAGCTTTTATTTGAAATAAAGTTGCTTCTTCTTGACCGCCAACCTTAGAATCCTGAAAGAATAAAGGTTGTTTAAGAGCGTACACGTTGAAATTTTTCATTGATCGTGCAGGGAACCAATCATAATTGGGATCGGGACCATCCTGATTGTGTTCAAGGGTAAGTTTACAACATTCAAGAAAATTTTCAGTCCAACGTTTACTTATAAATAACATAGCATGAGTTCCTAGCATATTAACTATCTTCACCACTTCTGGAAAATTTGGAACTTCTGTAGCCTGTATATATGGTATAGCTCTATCGATTTCAGGGTGAAGACTATATACACTCAAACCGATCCACACCGCATCCGAATCATCGGGAATTTGTATAACATTCCGGAACCAAGGCGTCACGTTACAATCGTCTTCTAGAAAGATGAAAGGTTTGAATTCCTTGGAAAGTTTTTCTTCAAGTAATTTTATTATTGCGTAAACGGCGTTCATTTTGCCTTTGTCCGTGAATCCTTCTACACACATTCCTTCTAGATTATTATTCACAAGTACGTTTTGTATATGTTTTTTACGTTCGGGGCGATGCGTTCCATGGAGATACACAATATCAAGTTTGCGTATATCCATAATAAAAATAAAGTTAATTTTCTTTATAAAATAAATGGTTCGAATAATCACAACCATGACTGTAATTCCAACAAGGGAAGAGTCTCTTATTCGAGCCATTTTAAGTATTCAGGCTGGAACTGTAAAACCCAATGCAATGTATGTAAATATCCCAAAGGCGTACGCACGTTTCAAGGAGCCTATAAATCCCGAACTCATACCCGTGCTTAAACATCTGGGTGTGAATGTTAATATTCTCGAACACGATCGTGCATGTTTCAACAAGATCCTTCCAACTCTAGAATTCGAGAAAGATCCAGATACATTGATTGTCACAATGGACGACGATATGACATATAGTCCTTTGTACATTCAGGGGTTACTTCAGGGATGGAATGAGTTTGGTGGTGTGGTGGGGTACAGTGGATTGGCGTATCCCGAGACGTCCCTCAAAATAAGAGGTAAACTCGAATACTTTATTGCTCAAGGTCACGGCGAATCTGTGGAACTCCTCGAAGACGGGTTCGGAACCATGTTTAAATTAGACGCAGTTCAGGGATTTCCTTATATAGACCCGCTTACAGCCGACATGGATCCTACATTTTACTTGAGTGATGATTACGTATTTTGCAGATTTTACGATTCTAAAAAAATTACAAAACGCCTCGTCGCTTATGAACACATTTCACGTAAAGGAGATGATTGGTCGAGTGTGTGTGTAGGAAACGAGACGGCGCGTACACATGAAATAGCGTCAACGCGGAACAGTCTTCAGGATTTTATAAACGCGGGTAAAATTATTGATGAAAAATGGGGTTGGAAACCAATAGATGCTTTTAGACTATCCGTTTAAGAACGCGATTCACCTTTTTAGCGCTTGTACGAGCTGATTTTAAATTTTTGAATGAAATATTCTTTAGTAAAGGGAGTGCAGCGGCACGGGCACTTTTCAGAGTTGTGTTCTTTCCAGCAAGCTTAATAAGCTCTGAAACGCGTTCGACGTTTTTAGCGCCTTTATCCTTCACGACACCAGTTATAGGATTGCGTTTCGCTATGAGCCCTTTATAAACAAAAGAACCGGAAAGAATCGCAAGAGCATCTTTGAGCTGATATCTCAAACGCTGAATAGGTATTCCCAATTTATAAGAATACGGAAGGTGGAGCATGGATCTGTTGGAGCGAGGGTATACTGCGAGAGCCGTATCAACGAGATCAGTTACTTCATTTTTACCAGTAATTATCTGATATGTAATCACCTGGTATACTTTGCGCCCAGTTGCTGGAACCTGGAGTCTTGGTGCATCAAACTTGGAGCGAGTGTATCTATTCACTTTGAGTCTTGCGTTAATTCCTTCGTATTCACGATTAAGATATCTCACGAAGCTCATGAGATGCGCCGTCATGATCTTTTGCATGAGATACACGTATGAACTCACAGATTTCTCAGACTTGAGCTGCCGCGGAACTGCGAAAGTGAAATCAAAATCGGAAGTTCTACGGATTCTTAGTGGCAAACTTTTCTTCTTCTTCTGGAGATACAGACGCACAGCCATTCCTCCGGTGCAAAATATGGTTAGACCCTCGCCATACGGGCGAACCAGGCGCGTCGTACCTTTGCAGAAATCGATGAACATGCGAGGAAGAGCCCATTTAAAGGAACGTCTTGACACGACAGGCGCGGCTCCACGGTCATTTTCAATACATTGATATGCATTGACGAGCATAATCTCGGAGTGAAAAGACCCTCCATGAAATAATGATGGTTTTTTCGGCGCGTAATATCCATCGTATCCTTCGGGTATTAAAAAATCGCGACTCAATTGTCCGAACACCATCTTGTTCAGGTTCTTGTAACTTAGACGCTCACCTCGTCGACGATTAGATAAGCTCGGTAATGTACCCGCGCCTTTTTCACCCATGAGAACCTTGGCGGCCGCCACTTGTTCCCCGACGGTCACACCCGTTCCGAGAACGAGACGCAAGAGACCTTTCACGTCCTTCGTGAGGGGATACTGACTTTTCAGTAACTTCTCAATATTTGCGTGAGTAAGATCAAATAATCTCAGTGTTTTTTTGACTCTGAACCGGCACACGTTTCCGTAATCTTTTGCCGTATGTTTATCCTCGGTAAGGTAAAAAAACCGAGTATCTCGTACAAGAACCTTACATGATATATTCTCGAAACCCTTGAACAAAATTTTACCGTTTGGGAAAATCGTCTCTGAAAATCCCATCTAATTTTGGCAAAGAATTTTATTTCTAAATATAAATGGCCAACCGTTATGTCGGTGCACTCATGAACTCACGCGAACAGGCTCATATATTCCACCTGAGAACAAACTCATTCGCGCAGCACAAGGCGCTTCAGGCTTACTACGAGGGTATCGTTCCTTTGCTAGACTCTTGGGCGGAAGCATATATGGGTAAATATGGCCGTCTCAAGCGCGTGTCACTTAATAGACGGTACATACAGAACCCTCAGAACGCGCGCGTATATTTCAAGCGCCTCCTTGCGCGCATCAGGGGTATGAAACTGCCGAGAGGAGATACTTACCTCAAAAATATTCAAGATGAAATTGTGGCTCTTATTAGACAGACTTTATATATGTTATCTCTGAAATAAGGAATTTAATTTATAATTAAATAATGTTCCACCCATGGAATGTTGGTATTGAAAAAATCAGAATAGGAAACAAGTATGGGGACGGTGGGTACGTTATTATAAATTCTAATTTTGATTCAAAATTTATACTTGGTTACGGAGTTGACAAAGATCTTTCGTTTGAAAATGAATTTGTAGAAAAATTCGGAATGAAAGCTTTTGTATTTGATCATACAATTACAGATGTTCCAAATATATCCTCAAATGTCCAATATTTTAAAGAAGGAATTGGAACGGTTGACGCGCCGCCACTCTACACACTGGACACGCATGTTAAGAAGTTCATTCCAGACGGCGAAACATTTATTCTTAAAATGGATGTCGAGGGGTGCGAATGGGACGTTCTCAAAAATGCAGATCTGTCTCGGGTAACTCAACTTATTATAGAATTTCACGAAATGCAAGAAGCTCCGCTGGAAATTATTTCAAAAATAAACGAAAATTTTTACCTAGTACATATACACGGAAATAACTGTCATAATCAGCCTCTATGGCAGGTTGATCGTGTACATAATATGCCTAGATTTATCGAGTGCACGTATGTAAGGAAAGATCTCGCACCCAATGCCGTTCTTGATTATGGAAAATTTCCCAGTGAACTTGATGTTAAATGTAGAGATGACGTACCAGAACTTGAATTGAATTTTTGGCGCGCGTATTCAAACCAAATTTCATTTATAGCACCGGATGATGATCAGGTTTCTATTTTGAAGCGTATAATAACTCCTAAAGATGAAATTGTATCTAAAAAAGAACTTGCTACTCATGAAAACATTTTCGAGCTAAAGACCAATGATATAGTTCCTATTAATATAATTTTTTCATTGGAAAATATGATAAGTCAAGGTTCGCTTATGTTTAATATAGTCACTAATGGATTTTTATCTAGTAGAGAACTCCGTTTCACGACTCCCAAGACTGGAACATTTTTATGCAATGATCCAATATTTAACTTTATTAAAAAGAATAAGTGAATAATACTTTATGAAGGTAGTTATAAGCCTCACGACCATCCCATCTCGGTTTGAATTTTTACAAAATGTCGTGACTCGCCTTGAAAGCCAGACGTGTCACGAGGTGTGGGTCAATATCCCTCAAACCTATAAAAGGTTTCCAAACTGGGATGGCATCGTCCCTCCAATTTTTGGAACAAAATTGAAAATTAATCGGGAGTGTGAAGATTTGGGGCCAGGCACGAAGGTCATAAGTCCTGCTTTGCATCTTGATCCCGATGACCTCATTATATATCTCGATGACGATACTCATTATGATCCAAAATTGGCACTGAACCTCATCAAGTGGTGGCGAAGCGATCCCGAATCGGCGTGGGGGGTGTCGGGATTTGACTTTGAAAACTATTTTCAGAGGAGGTACCCACGAAACCATGGAACCCCCGTCGATGTCCTTGAAGGATATGGCGCCGTTATTGTTAAGGCGAAATGGATCAAAAATATGATACAAGATTTCAAGGAACTCGTTGAAGATGCGGCGCTTGCGGATGATGTCATTATTTCAAACCTCCTCGCGAAACAAGGAATTCAGCGTAAAACGGTTCACGTCGAAGCGTGCTGCGCTGAACAAATCCAACAATATGAATACGGTTTTGATGCTGACGCGTTACATAATCAAACCCGTGGAGGTCATCACATGAATTACAAACGCATCCTTAAAAATCTAGAAGATAAGGGCAAGAATTATTTTAATTATAAATGCTCATAGACTCTTTTATGTTTTATAATGAACTTGATGTTCTTGAATTACGTCTCGAGCTTCTCGACGATTACGTCGACGAGTTTATACTTGTTGAGGCCGCGGTGAATCATGTAGGCGGTAAAAAGGAGTTGTTCTTTCAGAACAACCGAGAACGTTACACAAAATGGCTTCCTAAAATACGACACGTAATCGTCACCGAGGAGGAGGCTCCTAAAGATCCCAACCCCTGGTCTCGTGAAAAGTATCAACGAGAGTGTATTATGAGAGGTATAATTGACGCACCCGACACTGCGATAATCATGATAAGTGACGTTGACGAAATACCTGATATGTCTATAGTTCCTTATGAGCGTCTTCCTCATGTAGTGAATTCAATTCACATGTGGATGTTCGAGTATTCTCTCGATTATCTTTTCGTGGGAGAACCCTGGTTTGGCACGGTCATCACGAATGTTGAGCTCGTGAGAAGGATGGGTGCGAATTATTTCAGGGACAATCGCTGGAAGTTCCCACTTATTCAATACGCGGGTTGGCATCTCAGTAGTTTCGGTACGCCGATGCATGTATGGAACAAGATGCAGACGTTCGCCCACGCCAAAGATGGTCACCATGCGGCTCAAACGCCCGAAATGTTCAAAAAATGGATCGAGGAAGGGGTTCATACAGACGGAGAGACTAAACTTGTTCGTCGCCCCGAGGTGGTTCCTCTACCAGCACCTGTCGAAGTTCTTCGCCGTCTAAACTTGGGTACCTTCCCATGAACTCCCCCTTAAGACGAAGGAGCCTCCTGATGGCTTCCACATCTAAAAATTTGAAAAATCGTCTTTTTTCTTTTATATTTTGGTACTGACTTCGCTGGTCTTTGATTCCTTGACAGACTGGCCAAGTCGCATCTCTCAGCTCGCTCAACTCAGCCTCGAGATTATCGAGGCGACGGAACACGTGTCGGGAGAAGTCGTCCATATCAAACTATAAAGTTTTTTACTTATCTGCACAATTGTAATTTATACATATGGCCGCCCCGAGAGCGAACATGATTCCCAACCATTGAATCCAGTGTGTGAATTTCTCACCAAAAAAGAGGTACGCCGTGAGCGCTCCGCCAACGACGATCATGGCTTCCCACATGATGCACGTCCACATGAGGCTCTCGTGAGTAAGGCTCTGAACCAGGAAGATAATAACTGACAGGTATGCTGCGATACCAAGCAGGAGATGCTCGTGTTTTCCATTTTGTGCAAACCATTTGAGGTGTGTATTTCCGAACAACTCAGACAAAGTCATTGCCAAAACGTAGAGAATTGTCATCTAATTTAAAAGAAGAAAGATATTTTAAAGAGATGAGAGGCTGGATCCCATGGCTGGACTCGTGGTGGCCTGTACCCCCCCTATCCCGGTGGCATCGTGAGGTTCTTCTGTCGATAATAATTAAAAATCCCCTTGAATTTAGAATAGCATTTCTCGCACATCAGATAAGGCGTGCATTTGCACCAAAGGTATGTCGTGGCTTTTCATAGGCCCACCACTCCTGGCCGGAATTGGTCAGGTGACGAAAAAATATTCAAATTTACTTCAAAATTCAGAGTATGTAATCTTTGGTGATGTGCCTTCAAAGTCTCGATATGCCATGGGGTTCACATTCGTCCTTCCCATACAGCAACACGTGGCGGCCGTAGAGCGGTACGCAACTTTGTGCGATAAAATGATTTATATGACGGTGTGTGAAACAGAACCAGTGAATCCGTCATATGAAATTTTAACTAAATTTAAAACAATTTATTGTCCATCTGAATTTTCAAGAAATATTCTAGCCAAGCAATTTCCAAAAGCCGAGTGGAAACTTCTCCATCATTGGGCATCTGAAGCTCCTCATAAATCTCCAAGCTCCACAACTCCATACACGTTTTATACAATAGGAAATATACTCGACCCGAGAAAGAATATCATGATGCTTATCGATGCGTTTCTGGCGTGCGAATTCCGTGACGCGGCACGTCTCGTGCTCAAGGCGACGTGCAAGGCTCCGGTAGACTGGAAGGTTCCGGGAGTCGTCATCATCAACGGTCTACTTGACGATGACGCGATGGAACGTGTTCACGCAAGCTGTCATTGTTACGTCAATTGTTCCCATTCCGAAGGCGTAGGTATGGGAGCAGTTGAGGCGGCTCTGAGATCAAAGCCAGTCATAATTCCTGAATACGGAGGATTGAAGGAATATGTCGAGACTCCTTGGATCCTCCCGTGCACCAAAGAACCAGTTGGATTCGATGATTTCTTGTTCACAAGAGATCTGGAGTGGGGTTCTCCATCAAAAGATCAATTGATTAACTATCTATGGGATTGTTTTGAAAGAAAGATAACACATTGGGATCATTCTCACACTCGCAGACTCGTGGCTGACGTCAAGCCAACCCTACTGCGTTTTGAGGACGCGTGCCAACGGTGAGCGCCGTCGCGTTCTTGATCATCGCGTTCTGAATTTTCTTGAGGCCTTGCGCGGCGTTGCGCGCGGAACGAGCTGCACCCGCCGCCTCGGCCGCATTAGCCGCATTTACAAAATTCTTGGCAGCGCTAGGTAAATTGAGCTTATTAAGCTTATTCGCCACGTTGCGAAACCCCTGTGCAGCTGCAGTGTAATTCTTATTCATCTTGCCAAGATTGTTAGAAACCTGTACACCCGCGTTGGCGGCGCCCTGAGCATTAGCCGCGGCTCCGAGATTTTTAAGGGCATTATTTGCACCCGTTATTGCCGCATTCGTAGTAGCCATTTATATATTAAATTATTAAAAATCAGGACTCGGGGACTTTATCGGTGAATGCTTGCCACCACCCTCTTGTGAATCAACCCAGTAGTGGGACACATAGACAACCACAGCCACCACAATGGACGATGCGAGCAAGAAGCCCTTCTGTGAGTTGATAAACAGTACAACGTCGTCAACGACCTGAATGCCTGTAGGCTTCTTTATTATACGTGGGACAAGGTAGACGATGAGAACGTTGATGATGAGAGCAGCCCATAAGTAGTTCCAGTTGAACTCCTCCATATTACACTACATCAAGAAGTTTTTAGAGAGTGCTTCTTGCAGAAATCTCCGCACACCGCCTTGAACCCGCAGCGCCGACCCTCGAGTGTGTGTGCCTTGCAACGAAAAGCTTCGTGAACCACCGGTCTCTTTTTCGGTTCACCTTTGTTCACCACCGCCGTTTCGACGGGTTTGGGCGGCGCGAGCGTCTTCTTCACTGCTGGGCGCGCCTCGGCGAGGGCGAGCGCCTTTTCGCGAGCTCTCAAGGCGCTGTCGGCCATCTTTTCCGGGTCTGGGTGGTTGCGCAGGAGAGCGTCATGGTATAGGCGCTTCCATAGATCGCCCCCCGCGCCCTCTGGCGCTGCGGCGTTTTTGTGAACTCCAGGAACAGGTGGCGCTCTGACACGCTGATGCGCCTCGGAAACGCCGAGGCGCGGCTCCTGAAACAGGCTCGTCGTTGGGCGAAGCTTCTGGAGATCCATTTTTTGATAGTAGGGTTCCTTCAAGTTTCTTGACCTGTACAGAACACGTTTTTATAACCACTATATAAAAAAATAAACCAAATTATAATTAAATATGCAGATTTTTGTGAAGACTCTTACGGGGAAGACGATAACACTTGAAGTTGAGAATTCTGATTCTATAGCAAGTGTCAAGGCTAAGATTCAGGACAAAGAAGGAATACCACCAGATCAGCAGCGTCTGATTTTTGCAGGAAAGCAGCTAGAAGATGATAGAACAATGGCCGATTATAATATTCAGAAAGAGTCTACACTTCACCTCGTTTTGAGACTGCGTGGAGGAAATTGAAATTAATTTTATTTTAAAATATAAATGCCTTTCACAATTCAAGATCAAAATTCAGGACTATTCTGGTCACAAGGACTGTGGGGACGCGTGGGTCTTTCTTCGACTCCAGAGAATTATGTTTTAGATGGTACCCTTTTGCGTCGTGAACATGGCGGATTCATAGGCCATAGGTTTAATATCCTTCACGAAGGTGACGTGGCAAATTTCGTTTTTAATGACGGCGTCATCACGTGTGACGGTCTTCAGGCGCTGGCTGGTGCGTGGGTGACGGTCGTGGATGGTGAGGGGTCGCGCTGGGTGGTGACAGAGGTTGTCGAAGACGAAGTGCCAGTGAATCGCGCAGCTGCGCTTATTGAGCAATCCCTAAATGCTCAGAGTCAGGACTCCCCAGTAGAGACGCCGTGTTCATGTGAGAACTGCGAGTGTGACCCATGTGATTGCGGCTCTCACAAAGAAATTCTAAACTAAAATTAGATGGGAATAAAACCTGAGAAGTGGGGACCATACTTTTGGGGCGTCCTCCATATAACCTGTCTTGCGGGAACCGCAACCCCAGAATTTATCAATTCATTTACAGGCCTCCTCCCGTGCTCATCATGTGCTGGCCATTTTTTTTCAATTTTAAATGAAAATCCATTCCCCGTGACAGGGGATCCAGCGTCAATGTTCGAATGGTCTGTCAAAGTTCACAATATTGTGAATTCACGTCTTCATAAGCCATTGGTTACAGTAGAAAAGGCTCTTGAATCTTGGACGAAGAAAGATGACAATCAATTTTATTTTAAAATTCAAATTGCTTTCATAGTTTTGATGTTGGCTTTTCTGTTTTTTATGTTGACAAAAAAGTAAGATGGCCGGGGGAATATTTCCAGGTCACCCATTTTCACTTAATATTAAATGTATAATATTTACATTAGTTCTTGCGGCCGGGTATTGGTTTGCCCCTCATAAGAACCTATGGGTGCTCGCATTCTTAATATGGTTTCCTTATATCGCCCTTGCGTGGTATGATTATTCATACGACTGCAAGGACAAGCTCAAGCCGACGCTCGTTCCCTTTGGCCGTTACATTTGGCTGCCGTTCAAGCCTCCGGGATATAAGGAAGAATTTAATAAGATGCCCGCCGATCAAATCCAGGCTATGAATAATATAGATCATCTGACTTTGTGGTCAATAATTGCCGCCGGTACAGCATATTTTATGCTTCGTAAAAAGGTGTGATGTCCAGCTAAAGGGTTTGTGCGCATGTAATCTAGGTTATGGAATATGAAAAGCTCTCTCATGTGGAGCATATACTTAAACGACCCGACACTTATATCGGGTCGCTTCCTTGCGAATCGAGTCGGTACTGGATCCGCAATGGAGACGTGTTTGAATTTGCTGAGCTTGATGTATCTCCCGGACTGGTGAAGATCTTCGACGAGGTTTTGGTAAACGCAATCGACCAATGGTCACTTCATCCACGAAAAATGGCGGCTCTCAATGTTCGTGTGTCCAAGAAGGGTGACGTGGTTGTTGAGAACATCGGAGTTGGAATTCCAATTAAAATGCACGAGAAGGAAAAGATTTGGATTCCTGAGCTCATCTTCGGTCATCTTCTTACGAGCTCAAATTATAACGATGATGATCAGAGAGTGACAGGTGGCCGTAATGGGTACGGAGCCAAACTCGCGAATGTATTCTCATCCAAATTTTGGATTGAAATTAATGATGGTAAAAAAAATTACAAACAATTTTGGACTAAAAATATGAGTGAAATTTCACAGCCTGAAATAACACCGAGTAGTGACGCGCCCCGTGTACGTGTAGGGTTCACACCAGACTGGCCTCGCTTCGGAGGGATGCGAGACTTTCAGAAGTTGGTTGAGAAGCGTACATGGGATGCGGCTCTATGGTGTTCAAAGTGCAAGGTCAGTTTCAATGAACAAATTTTAGAACTAAATTCATTTGAAGATTTTGCCAAACAACACATGAACGGTGGCGCCGTTGCTCGAACCCATTCCGAAAATTTTGAAATTATCGTGGGTCATTCCGCCAACGGAGGGTTTCAGCAAGTATCGTTCGTGAACGGCATCGCAACGACACGAGGAGGAACGCACGTCGAGCGCGTCGTAAAGGTGATTGTCGATGCCGTGCTTTCTGACAAGAGGTTCTCATCACTCAAGCCTGCACAAATTAAGGCTAGTCTTTTTGTGTTCGTCAAGGCGGTCATCGTGAATCCGACATTCGCGAGTCAGACAAAGGCAGAATGTACTTCAAAAATTTCAGAAGTTTTGAATTTTAAACTAAAATTCATTAAGGATGTTCTCGGGACGGGTGTTCTCGACGACCTGGTCTCCAAGGGTCTCTCGCAGGTCGAGAAGGAACTCAAGAAGACTGACGGTACTAAGAAGACGAGAATTTCTGGAATTCCGAAGCTCGATGACGCCAATTGGGCGGGAACTCACCGATCGCACGAGTGCACCCTTATCGTCACCGAGGGAGACTCGGCGAAGGCTTTGGCCATCGCTGGACTGAGTGTTGTGGGGCGAAATGCCTTTGGCGTGTTTCCGCTTCGAGGAAAGCCACGGAATGTTCGCGACGCCTCGGTGAAACAGGTGACGGAAAATGAAGAATTCGGGAATTTGAAGAAAATTCTTGGGCTTCAACATGGCAAGATATATAATTCACTGAGAGAATTGCGTTACGGACGCATCATGATTATGACCGACGCGGATCTCGATGGATCACACATCAAGGGGCTGGTTCTGAACATGTTCCATGTGTTCTGGCCTCGACTCATAGAACTCGGATTCGTTGTTGCCATGGTGACGCCCGTCATCAAGTCTGGACGCGTCTGGTTCTTTTCAGAGGAGGAGTTCCGCCGAGCCGTCGCGGAAGGCCAGGCGGTGACGAACGTAAAATATTACAAGGGTCTAGGAACATCAACAAGCGCCGAGGCCAAGGAATATTTCAAACAAATTGAGCGACTCACAGTAACTTTCAATTCTGATCCTAAAATGGATGAGTCTATGCAGTTGGCGTTCGCCAAGGCTCTCACAGATGATCGAAAGTCGTGGCTCACAAAACACATGGCGTCCCCTCCTGAAGGCATTCCTTATGGTCGCGTGAAGGCTCTTCCAGTCACGGAGTTTGTTCACCGTGATTTGGCGAATTTCAGCGCCGAGGACATCAATCGTTCAATTCCTCACGTGGCGGACGGCCTCAAGCCAAGTCAACGCAAAATCATATACGCGTGCCTCAAGAGAAATTTGACGCAAGATGCCAAAGTTGCTCAGTTGTCAGGTTATGTGGCGGAGCAGACGGCGTATCATCACGGCGAAGCGAGTCTTCAAGGAACTATTGTAAATTTGGCTCAAAATTTCGTGGGATCTAATAATCTGAATCTTCTTGAACCGAGTGGACAGTTCGGGACGCGTCTGGCGGGTGGAAAGGATGCGGCGAGCGCTCGTTACATTTTCACGCGCCTCAATCCACTTACGAAGAAGATTTTCGATACGAGTGATTCTCCGGTGCTGAAGTATATCGTGGATGACGGACAGAAGGTGGAGCCCGAGTTTTACTCTCCTATTGTGCCCATGGTTCTTGTGAACGGCGCAGAGGGGATCGGCACGGGTTTTAGCTGTTTCGTCCCGCCATATGACATTGAAATTATCAAACATAACATCCAATGCGCCTTGGATCAAGTGGCTATGGCGCCAATGGTTCCTCATTACAAGGGTTTCAAAGGAACGATAAGCAAGGTGAAGGATCACACGTGGTTGCTCGAGGGAGTTGTCGAGCGTCAGGGGACGCAGCTACACGTCACTGAACTTCCACCGGGGAAGTGGATTCAAGACTTCAAGGAGCACCTGGACGAACTCGTAGACAAAGGAACAATTCAGAAATACGAAAATCATTCAACAGAGACGACTCCTGACTTTAGGATTTGGGGAGGAGCCTTCGATGATCCTGTCAAAGAACTCGGGCTGACTCGTACAATTCACACATCCAATATGTACCTCATAGCGCCTAACGGAGCCGTGAAGAAATACAACAGCCCTGAAGAGATTCTCGTGGACTACCTCGACGTGCGGCTTGGCGTGTACAAGAAGCGCAAGGCGTACATACTCAAGGAAATTGACTCGGAGATTCAGTGGCTGTCCGAAAAGGCGAGGTTCATAGAGGACGTGGCTGTGAAACAGCAACTGAAGGTATTTAACGTTCCTTTGGCAAAAATTCACGAACAATTGAAAAGCTCAAATTACGTAGAGGAGATCTGGACGAAGCTCCTGGATATCAAGACGTATCAATACACTCGCGAAGAGGTGAAGAAGCTTTTGGAATCGTGTGAACACAAGCGCAAGGAGCGTGAACACATCAAAGCCACGACCGTGGTGCAGATGTGGAAAAATAACCTGAGTGAGTTGTAGTATATGGCGAGTTCTATAAATTTAACATCAACATTGCAAGTTCCGAACACGCCGATTGAAGTGAGCGGATTCTACGCAGCAACTGGTGAAAAGGAACTCACCTTTTATGTCACATCAGATAAACCGCTTGTTCAGGTGGGCTCCGGGTGGATAAGCTCTGACATTTTAGGCTTGACCGGACAAATAAATGTGGTTCGCGCGGTATATGTCCGTGGAGCCACATCTCACGGCGCATATAATTGGTACTTTATATTTCAGACAGATACTGAGCAGAATATAGAATCCGTGCAGAATGTTATCAGCGCCACTCTTTATGCACCAAAACAATTTAATTATAATAATAAAAAGACAATATATCCGATATTTGGAAGATATTTAATAATAGATGGACAACTTAAATTTTATTTTAGTTCTCCCCCACAAGCAAACATAGACAAGGGATGGCTCGTAAGTGGGTTGCCGAATATTGACTGCGATTTACGAGTGGCGGCGTATTCTTCGGGGTTCGCTTCTGTTATAGAAGATGGGTTTGAGAAAAGTAATTTAGCAATACTTGAACCTGTCGACGGGAGAACCCTTGTAGACGTTCGCACACCAATTTATGTAAAGGGAATGCCCGCGGTTATTAGAGAGGCTTCGTATAGCACAACATTCACACCCGCCAAGGTGACTAACTTCACATCAGAATATATTTCAAATGTATATGTGGAAATAAATTCAAATGTTCGAACAGGGAATTACGCGCCACAACGCGATCTTGGTAGAGATGTGGAATGGAGTGCCGCACCATCTATTGGTCTTTTCCCGGAAAGTGAATATAAAGAAACTAAAGGGGAAGGATTTAGTTCAGGATCCTTGTTGGCTCTCGAGGCAATTGGGCCACAAGAGAAATATCTCCTCGCGGATGATTTCACCAAGTCGCCATGGAACGCCGAGTTCAAAAGGCACTCTAATTTCGTCATGTACCAAAAGACCTATCCATTTCCCCCACCAAATCCAAATTATCAGGGTCAGACGGTTCAGATTGAACTCAAGCCCACGGAGATGGGACATTTATTGTCGAACATGTATCTCTCGGTTCAATTACCAGACCTGAATGGGGCTCTTTACGCAACAAATATAGGTAGATCACTTATAAGCAAAGTTGATCTTTTGGTCAATGAAACTGTTGTGGAGACGCTTTATGACGATTGGTACACAATACGCGATCAGTTATTCCTAGACGCGGATGAACAATACGGTTTACAAAAGGCTATTGGCACTGCAACGCCTACAATAACATCAAACGTCGCGTACGGAGGAATCACGAGTTATCTTAATGGAAATACCATACATACGTACACTTCCAGCGGCGTTTTCGTGCTTAATTATCCAAACACAGTTACTATAAACATAGTAGGCGGTGGCGGAGCCGGATCTCCAAATGGAGAAGGCGGAGGTGGAGGCGCCGCGACTTCAACAAATTTGTATTTACAAGCCGGGCAATATATAGTTACTGTAGGTTCTGGTGGTGCGCAGGCCACCCCGGACGGCGGGTCTTCATCTATTGTGTTTTATCCCGCAGTAGGCGCGTCTCAAACCGTCGTCGCCGCCGCAGGGGGTCAAGGTGGTGTGAATGGAGGCGTGAGCGGATCTGGATATTCGAACAGTGCGACGTATTCAGATGCGACTGGAACTTTTTACGCATCTGGTGGCGGTGCAGCTGGAGCGGGCATTACTTCACCGGGTGGTTACGGGCTATATGGAGGCTCCGGTGGTTCAGCAGTTTCCATAATCGACCTGACCACAAACTCGCCATCTTATATGGGAGGAGGCGGCGCGGGAGCCATGAATGCGGATCCGGTAAATTTCAATTATTATAACGGGGCATCATCACCTGGTTCATTTTTCCAGGGTGGGTGGTCTATGATATACAATTCGGGTTCTTTTTCATTTGACCCCCGTGCATGCGGACCATTGACGCACTCTATTCTCCCAGGCTATTACGATACTCATAGAATAACAACTGATGTGTTTGGAAACGTTTATTTTACACATAGTGGAAAAATTGTTAAACTTTCATCATCTGGATATATAATCGCAGATTTCGCGCCAGATGTTTACAACCCCTATGTTATTATAACAGATTCAGATGGAAATGTTTACACGGCTGGGTGGGATAATTCACGTGTGACTAAATTAAGCGTTAATGGCGAGTTATTATGGAGTAAATATTTATTATCCGGGAGTGCGTTGTATCCACGGGATGCGGCTATATATTACACAAGTGGTTCACCTCGTGTTCAAATAATTTACTATAATCCTGCTGGAGGCTCCTATTTTAATTTTATATTGGAAATAAACTCAGACGGCCAAATTACAAATACAGAAAATTTACCGCCACCAGTGGGAGACGCACAAACCATGACCATTGGAAGCGATGGCAAGCGTTATTTTGGCACTCGTGATGACCCTGATAATAAAGTATATGTTCAAAATACTTTTTCATCCACTCCTTATGTATTATTTGATACGGGAAGCAGCGATGACATACAGTCGGTTCGTGTAAGTTCAGATAATACAGTTTTTATTGTTGTCAATAACCGGGTGAAAAAATGGATTGTGTCAGTGAGTCTTTTACAAAGTATAGATTCTGGAGGATCTTTCGGTGCAATTAGAGATATTTATATAGATTCGAAAGATGTGATTTATGGAATTCCTGAAGACGGTGCAAATATTCTTATATGGACCCATGCTGGTACGACTTACGGGATGCCAACACCCTTTATACCCGGTGCTGGGGGTGGCGGCAGTATCCTAGCTTCTGGCGTGAGCCCTGGTAATGGTGCTAACGGATTTATTCAAATCTTGACGCCTGGAAATTTTACGTTCTCGCCTTCCCAGCCAGTCACAATTCCACTTGAGTTCTTCTTTTGTCGGCGTCATTCTCATAATAACAAAAGTCGTGAACGGCTTCGTAAACCATATTTTCCTTTATGCGCCATGTGGAATCAGAGGTTATACGTACGATTCACGTTCAACCCATCGACGTGGTGGTGCTCGCAATCGGGAGTGGATATTTATCCTACAGGCACAACTCAGTGGCCACGGATAATAACTGAAGAAATTCTACTCGAAGATGCCGAAAAGTTATATTATCAAAATACACCAGTTAAATATATTGTTAATAAAGTTCAAAAGGAATCTCCATTATTTTACTCGTCGGGAAGCCCAATTCTTCAACTTACTGCAAATTTCCCTGTTCAAATGATTACATGGTTTTTTAGAAATAAAAATTATGAAAACGTCAACGACGCGAGATATTACAATTTAAGATACAATTATGGCTACACGACACAATACATCTCAACTGGTATAAACCTTTCGTTCCCATACGGAACCTCGAATTATGTTGATGTGATTAAAACTGCTAAAATCGTTCTTAATAATGTAGATATATCATCGACATTTAATGGATCTCTCTATTACACATTTAAACAGCCTATGGAGCATGGGATTTCAATTCCGTCTAAAAATATATATACATATTCCTTTGGTCTGAATCCAAAGGAATACAATCAGGGGGGGTATCTAAATTTTTCTAAACTAAACTCACAAACAACAACCCTGCAACTTGTGTTTTTGCCATCTTATCAAAATCAGATCACGTCTGGATACAATCTATATTTGTTTTATTATGGATACGCTTTTCTACAATTTCAGGGTGGATTCGCTTCTCTTCTAACCCTTTAAGAACATCTACGATTCCGTTCATCAAAACCCATCTCAGAAAATTGAGTTGCGCACACGTCGTAGTCAACCCCTGAAACTCAATACGTTCCGTACGACAAAAGGGATCAAAAAGTTTTTTACTGTACCCGTCGAGACTCGACTTGTACGCCACGTGTACAGTGAAAACCTTTCCATTAGGAGCTGTGAATGTCACATGGTTGTTCTTGGAATAATTTGTAACGAACCATTCGAGTTTGCGGAGGGATGGTCCTTTTCCGCGCCCAAGAATGTCGTGAAGCTTATCACGATGTTCAGGAATCTCGAAGAATTTCGTTAAACTCGTGAGAAGCAGCTGAGATTTTTGAGAGCATTCCATTACAATACTTTCTTTCTAAATCTCTAAGTGAGTTGCCAGGGAGCCTCTACACGAGTAACCGGCTTGATCATCATACGTGGTACTTGTGATTGATGAAACCCGCAATATCCATTTTCTTTGGGATGCTTTAAACATCGCTTTTTACTTTTCAAAGTCCCTTTGCAGAACATGGGTTCTATACCTGCCGTGTCCTTCACGAGCTGTTCGAGCGGGATGTCATACTTTTGTGAAATAACCTGAAGTGAACTTGTGATCTTGAGCCCGACTCGACGCGCCACCTCCTCATCGATCAAGTCGAGGATCTGTTGCTCCATACTAATTTTAGTATCGAATTGTTTAAGACGGTGCTATAGCCTTTGTGAATCGCGCGATGAACGCGCGCTTGGCTTTGACCTCCTCCGTGCTCTCCGTCTTGGTCATAAACTTGCGGTCAAATATCACGTCCGCGCTCACAAGTGGTTCTAGAAGATCTTGTACCGGCTTCTTGAATTGATTTGAAAAATAGTACTGATAATCAATCTGCAAGTTTCTCTCCTTAACCCAAGTCGGATCTTCTGCTTTTTCATACATCTTCCCGTCGCCTTTGATGATAACAAATGCCACTCTATCACCCTGTTGAGGCTCTGAACCTGGGGCGCGAGTATGAATAGCATTGCGTACTTGTACATGTGGCATAGGAACGAGATTTAAAATTTTTTTGAACGACGCTTTGTGATTTGAGGAAATGTCTTTTTTCAATAATTTTTCAATGATTGCTTCGTGAATCATTTTGTATTCATTTGTTGACGCGAGCTGGCGCAATGCATCTTGTTCCTCCCTCGGCACGAGTTTTAAATTTTCTTGAATCATCCTTTTTTCATCCGCCGAGAGGGTTACTTTGTAACCATCCGCCAACTGCTTTGACATGAGAAGCTTTTCCATAGGAACCTTTCCCTGTATTAGTTCTCGTGCCGCAACTCGAGCCGCTTCTATGACGGGCGTTGGATCACTAGACTCGAGAACCATATTTAGAAGATTCTTGAGAGTCTCGCGAACAAACGGGCAACTGTCGCGTCGAACGACTTGGAGCCCCTTGACGTCAACTTTTTTGAAAACGACTGTATCACCCTTCTTCTCATACATCTTGGCCGCGTAACGCTTCTTTGAATATAGAAAGTACGGACAATAAACCTTTTCGAGTTCAAGATCATTGGGTTTTTTGAACAATGCGGTACACTGCTCCGCCGCCTGCTCACCAAGTCGCCAAGAGTAATCTATGGCCTCTTGCCCCTTCCTACCCTGTGTATCGAACTCAACCATAACAGAATCCGTATCACCATACCGAACCTTCGCACCTGGAAAGTTCGCCTCGACGTAATTTTTCGTCTCCTCGATCATTTGACGCCCTCGCATAGTGACCGTGGCCGCGATGGCAACGCACGGAAGCATGCCCTTAGAAGCACCAGTAAATCCATAAATTGAATTCATGCTAATTTTATAAGCCAGTTGCTTGCCGTTATACACCGCCTCGAGTGGAGTGCCCTCTGCATTTGCCATATCTTTCTTGGCCTTCTTTCGGAACGCCTTGAGATCTGTGAGAATTGTCGGAAGCAAACTTTCAACGTTTTGCGCGAACCGGTGAGCACCGAACTGTTCGTAAGTAACGCCTGGAATGTTGTCGTACTTGGGATCCATGACGAGCGTAGAGTAACACAAGTTGTGTGCACACATGATACTCGGATACAGTGACGCGAAATCAAGTGCAGTGATTGGATTGTAGTACGCACCTGTCTGCGCCTCAAGAACAGTCGCTCCCTGGTAGCCTTCCTCGTCAGGTTTTGAGGCTCCCTGACGAATCGTAGGAATAATGAAATTGAGCTGACGCGCCTTGTAAGCCATTTGTGAAAACACCTTGATTTGCTGCCCACGCTCACTCAAAAAGGCGAGAGGAACCCAACACGCCTTGGCCATCTCGACGGCATTCTGGATTTGACACAATTTATCCATGAGCGCATGTGGAAGTTCTGTATCCTTGATGCAATACTCGGCGACTTCTCCTAGTCTTTCTGGGTTTCCTTCAAGAAAACGCGAGAAGATTTCTTTTACGGGCATATCTAACTTTTGATCCTTCAGGAAATGTTTTGAAACATTGTTCAGTGAGTAACTTTCGAGCTTGTGTTCTCGCTTCACGTCCTGAAACAGGTCGAAAACGTACCTACCTTTCATTGGAGTCATCTTGAGCAGGTTATTTCCGAGCGCAGAACTCGAGAGATTCTTTTCAACAACCTTCTCAATTGCCACGTCTTTCACGCGTCCCCATACCGTGCTCGTGTTGTTGAGAACCGAGCGAAAATGGAGAAATTCCAGATCAAAACCGAATATATTCCAACCTGTAATAATATCCGGATCTATCTTTACGAGATATTTCTGGAAAGCTTCCAGGAGTTCTCTCTCGGTTTTGAAGCTCTCCATATCGGCACCTGTAGTTTCTTTGAGACACAGGCACTTCCGATCTATCCATCCCTTCCCACCAAACGCCTTGGTCGTCATGCCGATTTGAAACACGACATCGTGGGGATTTCTGGGATCGGGAAAGGCTCCCGTCTTCGAGTAACACTCGATATCAAATGACATGATTCTGAGCGGAGCCACGTCGTCGCGAGCTACTGGTGTGACGAGCCTCCAGCTTGGCGCCCAGAGGTTCACGTCACAGGACGTGTCCGTATCTGGTTCGCACAAACCTGGATCAATCCATCCAGTTGCAGCGCATCCCGACACGTGCATGAAACGAAGTACCGGATCGATATTAGCCTCGTATACACGGCACTCGGAGAGTTCAGGATACTTGGCGTTTTCTATTGCCCATGAAAACCCGCGCGCCGCCCTGTGCGTCTTGAACGTGACCTGAATAAAATCGGAGAGCAGACCATTTTGAAACCCCCATAGATCTTTGCCCTGTTTTACTTCCGCCTTGAAAGTTTTTGATTTAATAAAACTCAAAAGTTCTTGAGTAATCTTTCGGGGTTTAATGTAAAAATATGGATTGAAGCGCGTTCCGAGAGCCACAGATTGCCCATTCTCAGCGCGTCCAAATATTCTTACAATAAATTGGTCGTCTTTGTCTTCGCCGTCCCATGCTACGGCTTGAAATATCATTGATTTATACACGGCGTCTGTCTCTAATAGCTTTGCCGATCAAAATACCTATAAAATTCCAGAAAATATCGAGAAAGTTAAATACTCCGAATGGTATTTCAAAAAGTTCCCATGCCACTCCAATACCAAATAAAAGAATTCGTTTCTCGGGGAATAAATAAGAACCTAAAGCGTAATAAAGAACGTGAGACAGGTTCCAAAACGTAAAAAGACGTGGGCCATATTCGAGCCCTTCTTGTGACGCGCTTCTTGTTAAAAATAAAGCAAGAGTGTTATGACCCCTGTATTTAAATATTTCAGTTTGTAATAGTTTACCAGTAACCGTCGCTGCAGCAATCACGCTTAGAGCCCCTAGTACTAAAAATTGTTCAAAACTAATTTTCATCTAATTTTACATGAGAATTAAAAACCCGTTGATCCAAACCCTGCTGTGCCACGCGGAGTCTCGGCGGCGATGCCCGCCACCTCGACGACCTCGGGCGTTACACACTGTTCGAGAATGAGCTGGGCAATTCGGTAGCCCGGGCGAATTACGAAGGGATTCTGCACATCAAGGTTCTGCAGAACAACCTTCACCTCACCCTGATAATCCGGGTCGACGACACCTGCGAGCGTGTCCAGACCGTGCTTTACGGCCAGTCCAGAGCGAGGTGCAATGCGGCCGTAGGTTCCGGGAGGGAGCTCGACGGCAATCCCGGTCGATACGACGACGCGCCGACCTGGTAGCACAACATAGTTATCGGCGCTAAAGAGATCGTAGCCAACGGCACCTGGAGTCGAACGCGTTGGCAGAATTGCATGAGGAACCAGCTTGGTGACATTGAGTGCCATTGTATTTTTCTCACGGTTGTTTCCTTTATGTTCATATAAAAAGACGCGGCGTGAATATTTCATGGCGTTCAAGTCACTTCTGCTTGACATTGATGGCGTTCTCATTCGCGACAAGGAACTTTTGCGAAACGTAAGAGATAACTGCGCCTCGTATGTGAGCTCAAAATTGCCCGAGTGCAAAGATTCTCGCAAAGTGAATGATGTTCTGTACCTTTCTTATGGGCACACAGCTCGTGGACTTACGAATGCTTTTCAGGTGGATACACGTGATTTCAATTCGAAGGTGTACAACAAAAAACTCCTTGATCGCCTTGCCGAAGTCATCTACGGTACCGAGTTTCAGCAGGAGGCCAAGGAAATCCATGATTTGACGCACCAAGGATGGAAGATTACACTCTTTACGAACGCGCCAATGGAGTGGGCGACACCGGTTGCGCGCGCAATTGGAGATGACGTGTGTGTATGGTGCCCACCGTCTAATGTCAACGAGGGTGCCCTAAAGCCCGAAGCGTCAGCATATTCCCAATTTCCAAAACATCAAACGCATCTATACGTCGATGATTCCCTAAAAAATCTGGGAACGGCGCGGTGGCTCCCGAATTGGCATCCTATTCATTTTTCGGAAGCTGAAAAGGATCAGCGCTTTTGGTGTCCTCAGATTGGTTCAATCTGGGAGCTCTGTTTGTATGTGAATTCCATGGATCTTCATATGAAAATGTAAAATATCCATACAAATACTGATATCCAGCACCACATAGTGCCCCATGTCTTGTATTTGAGATAGTAATAAACGCTCGGTATGAAACCAGCCAGAGCCAGAAATAATAATTTGTAATTTTGACTCAAAATAAGTGGAACGAACCACGAAATAGCCCACACGACTCCCCAGCTGTCCGTTGGGAACCAGTTCCATTCAAGGTGGCCATTTGATCCAACGCGCGTCTCAAATTGTTTTGTTTTTAGGGCGAACCAGCCTCCGACAACCACAAGGTACGCGGCCATGAGTTGCCATTTGAGCCTACTGTCTTTCATCATGTTCATAAGGAAAAGCGGTTGAGAAACTATAAGAATTGATCCAATTTTAGACCATAATTCAAGTTGTTTTGGGTTTTCCATATTTTTCCATAAAAAGTATTCAACGAGTTGCATATGTGTAAAAAGAATGAGAAATATCCACGTTGCATTGTCGACTGATCCTTTATATTTCGAAAATGCAGCGAGAGTCATACCTAGTAGATAGGTCTTTAGCGATACATCAGCATTCCAGCACATTATTATTTTATATATATAATAATATGAACACGCGCGGTGCACAAGAGGCTCATATGCGAGAAAACAAAATAGTTAATACATATAGGCGGTTAGGTGGCGCTCTTATCGAGGGGCACGGAGCACTTGTGAACATGAATAGCGTTCCATTAAAGGACGTGCCTCCTGATACTGTCATTATATTTTTAGCAAAATTTGGTCAATGTATGTATATCGAGGCCGGCCGTCTCGTGGCGAATAGATATTTCAAAAACAACTCTGGTCTTGAAAGATTTTTCAGGGGCGCGGGTGCCGAAGAGGGCTTGCATCACGCCAATATTCTGAATAGAACGCGGTTTGAAGGCCAGAAATATCCGGATATAGAGGTGTCTCTTAGAGATAAAAGCTACAAATCATTTGGATACATATGGAAACTGCCACTCGGACGCACTCGGGCGATGACCGGTGAAGATTTGCTCGCTGAAAACAGACCGCGTGTAGGGGAAGTTCGCGAACCTTTTAACAGACGGACGTATAAGCTTTCTACTCTCCTTGATCGTTTGGGGCCAGGTGTGTACATCGTAAACACGTGTCTTGTGATTCCAAATTACAATCCAAAAAGACTTCCATCAAACGCGCCAGTCGTATCTTGGGGTGGAACACGGACGGTGTTGCCACCAGGGGGTTCTCGCATCATGAGAAGAATTAGACCACATATAGCCGCCACATCTTTTGCACGTCCAGGTGTGAGGCGGAGGACATGGCTTCCTGAAGCCTCACGTCGGCGTCCACAACCCGCAGCAGCACTTAATCTAGAAAATGCTCTTGAGAAGATAAGCACCAATCCGCGTGTAAATTTCGAAAATCTTACGGAGAACCTTAGGGCTAACTTGAGAATTCAGAAACTTAGAAGGGTCTATGATTTACTTCACGACCGTACGCGTCTAGAACGTTTTGCGGCTCGTCTCAATTCACGGACGCGCACGACGTTTCGTGAACAACCAGCTCTCCGTGGGTCTATAATTTACAAGAGAATTAGATGATCATCTTCGCGTATTATTTAAAAATAGAAACGTGGCACGCGTGAAGAGCGACCGTATGTAGGCTTTGTAGAAAACTTTGATAACGTGCTCATAGATGAAGACCGAGATGGTGCCATTGGATTGACGCGTAATGGCTGCTTCATTGGTTGAAGAACAGCTCCAGATCCAGTTGGATAAACAGGTCGCGCCGCTTTATTCCTGCGGTTAAAAGCGAGCTTCGCTTGTATTGGACCAGCAGCCACAAGGCGAACGTTTGCATTTGGTACCCAATTACTACGTGTAAGCCTGTGAAAATTCACACCAAGTGAGTTTAACATTCGGTTTGCCGCCGCCCTGGCACGGCGCTGCTGATTTGGTGAAGCCATGTTATATCTTGCTTTAATTTTGTTTTTGTTTATAAGATAAGCGCCTTCGCGAAACTTTCTTCCGTGTTTAATATTTTGAGCATACCATAGAGCCTGCTCTAAAAGCTTTAAATTTCGCTCGAACTGAGCATTCATTTTTGATATTTACTATCATTTTTTTTGAACTGGGTAGTATGCATGGACAGTCAGAATAATATATTTTCTTTTTAAATTCCATGGATATAGAATCACAGCAACTTCGCGAGCCCAAAAATCCTCTGAAGTGGCTTCCGGTAGTTGGCGTATGTATAAGCGCATTCGCATTGTGTTTTCAGGTGTTTGTATTGTATCCATGGCATCTTGAACTCTCGTCACAGTTCGCCGATCTCCAGATTATATGCTCTAATTCCTGAGGTTTTTATCGGGGTCATAACGTGATATATACCACGCGACTGGTGCCTTGCGTTTCGTTATGAGTACGAACTTGTACACGCGGGCTATAGCCCATTGTTGAGCAGAAGCTCCTGGGCGGCTCCCCCCCGTTTGCCAAGCCTTGAGACCCCGGTTGTATACCGTATTCAAAATATGGCGCGGAATCTTTGTTCTTTTTGAAATTGCGTTTTTATTAAATTTCAGACCTGGATAAGACGTGTGAAAAAGTTGCGTCCATTTGGACTTTTTAGATTTTACAACAGAATTCGAGCGTCCAAGAGTCGGGTGACGCGTTTTGCGTCTTTTGAGGAGTTCCGCCTCGCGGCGATGGCGCCACGATTTCGAGAGGCCTGTAAAATACCTCTCAGGCCATGGACGCGAGACGAACGTATGTCGCGGTCGTCTAGGCGTCATCTAAAAGAAATAAAGATTAAAATTGTAGAAATATCAATTATGGGATGGGGAATAACCATTTGTCAGAACGAAGATGGGTTCCTCATGTGCGAAGATGCTGGTTTTGAAACGAGTGCGTCAGACTACGACGGGTATCCACCGTCAAGTTATGATTTCATAGCAGAACATTTCGAACAATTTCATAGTGAAATTGACATGGCTCGAGATGAAATGGGTCTAAATGCGGCGCGCCAGGAGTGTTGGGAGGCATTTGAAAATGCACAGAAAACGTATCACCGACTGACTGAAGAGGAGAAAATCCGTATGCATCGCTCTTACATAAACGAATTAAGCGCCGAGTTGAAAACTTGTATAGTTGATTCTAAACGCAAAAATGACAAGGAGGCTCAGATAGATTTCGTGAAGATTAGATACGGCCCCGCAATTGGTAAACTCGAAGCTGATATTGCATGGCTGGAGTCTGAGCTCGCGAAAAAGCGCCGCCAGCTCGCTGAACGTCGCGCACCTCTTGATCTCCTTGAAAACGAGTTGGCTTGTATTGTGCAGCCAGCTGAACGCAAAAAGGAGCTTCAGGAAAGTATTCGAAAGGAAAGGTCGTATTTTTAGGCCGGCTCACCGTAATCGTCTGCCCATTCCCCGGTGCCTTCTACGATTGGCTCATAAATAGTTACGAGAGGGCGCGTGTAAGTCCGCTGGGGAATAGACACGAGTGAAGATTCCGTGCCAATAGGAATACAGCTAAATTTCCACCCAGCCCAGGTGTTGGGCGTTTCCATGGCGTAGTATCCGGGTGGACACACGTCGACGACTTCTTCCACTTGGCGCGCTGCTGCGACCTTTCGCCTCTTGAGAGTTAATACAAACAAAACTATAA